GGTTGAACTCAAAGCAGCAGGCACAGGGCTACAGGTTCTAGACAAGCGTACCCGCAAAATTGTACTAGATCGTGGCAACGACATGTTGTGGGACTAAAATGAAAGACTTCAAGGACTTACGAGATCACGCATTCAACTCACTTCAGAGATTATTCTTTGAAGAGTTTGATGCTGAACTCACCGAAAGCAAAATAGTTCTTGATATGCCTAATTTTGATCGTGAAGATGTGATTGCGTATCTTGACGAAGAAGGCATTGAGTGGGAAGAAAAAGACGGCGTGATTGAGATTCTTGATCCTGTGGAGCAAGCAGATATTGATGTGGAAATTGAAGCCGAAGAAGACGAAGAGATTGAAGAATCGGTTGAAGTGCAAACCGAAATGATTAACGAGGCTGCTGCTCGTCGCAAGATCGTGGTTCGTAAAGGCAAGAAGCGAATCATTTTCAAGTGCGGACCGGGCATGATGAAAAAGGGCGCAAGAGTGTGTGTGCGACGACCGGGTTCTCAACTACGCAAACTCAAGATGCGCTCCAAGCGGTCTGCTCGCAAGGCTCGTTCCAAGCGTAATGTGGCTAGAAGACGGCGTAAAATTTCTATGCGTAAACGGCTCTCGTTCGGCTTGCGTCCACGCAAGCGCAAGTAAAAACAGGAAACTACACCATGATTCAATGTGACAAGACACCCAACGGTGGTCGTATACAGGTTCGCAGCAACGATTCCCAAGCGGATATTGGTTTCGTGCTTTCCGATCAAACTGAAACTCCGCTGACTCTATACATCAACGAAGAGTACGGCAGCGATCCACGCCTCACACTGGCAGTAATCGACAGTCTTGTGGAGCGTTACGCTTCTCCTGTTGTGTGGTTCCGTACAGGCAACGCAGAGTTGCGGTATCTGCCGTACATATCAAACACAGTCTACAGGCACTCCACAGTTCACGAACAGTCGCTATTCACTCGCCCGTTCAACGACAGCAAAGCGTTTACACGAATCTATTCTCTTGCAGAAGCCATGAGCAATTACGCACTGGTTCGTTCTGTAAACGAAGAACTACAAATATTTGACAGATACGCTGTGCTGTCCAAGTTTAGGAAAGCGTTAAAACCACTGGAATTCATCACCATGAAAGAAGAGTGTGACTACAATATACAGACCGCGTGTGTGGACGCAACCCGTAACACCATTCAGCACGGCAAGGAGAACTTGGATGCCACAGGCTCGTACTCGGCGGCTTTTCAAAAAGTGCTACACGAATTGGAAGCGAAACAGGCGAGCGGCTCGTATTCGTTTGACGCAAAAACCGCGTATCTGCGTGAAGTCGTGGTTGGAGTGTGTCTACCAGCAATCGTCCTGTTTGGTAGCAGCAATCCATTCACACAGGCTGTGACCGAATCATTTATTCGTGGTGCTGCGGAGTACGCACGAATATCGGAAGAGTTGCTAGAAGGCTACGAAGCCGCACTCAAGTATTCAAACTAGATACTTTGTTGAATATTTCATAAATTACACACCTAGATACTATTAGGAGATTAAACTATGCCAAACATGAGAGATATGCTGCTATGGATGCAACAGCAACAGAACAAGCCTGAATTCGCTGCTGCCAAGCGGTGGATGGAACGCAACCAAACTCCACTTCCCCAACAGCCCAAGACTGAACCCGAAGTGGAAGCGGTTGATGAACAGCCATCTGAAGACGAATAAGTATGAAATCTTTTCGTCATGCTTTTGTGAATATTTCGGGGGATATAACAGCCGCAGAGGCAAACGGCTCTCGGCAGTACACAACACCCGATGGAGTTTTCCCGTCTGTGACTACTGTTACAGGATGGGCAAAGCGAAAGTTCTTCGCAAAATGGCGACGAGAGAATCCCGAAGAGTCCAAACGAATCCTGTCTCGTGGCACTCGGGTTCATGCTCTTATAGAGGACTATTTACAGAACCGTTTTGAGGCTTCGCTGCAAGAAGCCGCAGGCACGGAAGAGTTGGATATGTTCCACACCATGCAGCCGTATTTGGACTGCATTGACAACATTCGTGCGGTTGAAGTACCCCTGTGGTCAAAGAAAATTGGATTGGCAGGACGCACCGACTGTATTGCAGAATACAACGGCAACCTGTCCGTGGTGGACTTCAAGACTTCCAAGAATCCCAAGAGTGAAGACGCAATTGGTGATTATTTTACTCAAGGAGCCGCATACGCGCTCATGTGGCAAGACCTGACAGGGCAGCGAGTGGACAATATTACAATCATCATGGGTGTAGCCAGCACAGGCGAGTGCCAAGTGTTTGAAGCCCACACCCGCGATTGGGTGGAACCCCTCGTGGACGCTATTGCACTATGGAAATCCGAACAGGTTTCTACGGTCTAAATAATGGGGTGAAACCCATGAATTCCTTTATTCCCTTTCTAGCCGAATCCCTGAAAAGCACAGGGGGCAAGAATGTACATTTAGAGCATCTTGAAGACGAAATCTTCAACAGCGGTTTTGCAGGCTTCTCAAAAGCAATGAACTCTCTGCGTGGTGTGGTGCAGTCTCTACACGGCAATGAAACCGTGCCATACGATATTTCAGTCAAGTGGGACGGTGCGCCTGCTGTCATCATGGGCATCAACCCCGAGAACGGCAAGTTTTTTGTGGGCACAAAGAGTGTGTTCAACAAGACACCCAAGATTAACTACACCGATGCAGACATTAATGCCAACCATCCTGCTGACGGGCTGAACGCCAAACTCAAACTGGCACTCAAGTATTTCAAGACACTCCGCATCAAAACCATTCTGCAAGGCGATCTGCTGTTTGACAGCGAGACACGCAAGACTGAAACCATTGACGGCAAGCGGTACATTACATTCCAGCCCAACACCATCAAGTACGCGGTTGATCCGCAGTCCCATTTGGGCACACGAATCGGAGGAGCCAAGATTGGTATTGTGTTCCACACCGAATACGGTGGTGACAGCATGGCTGATCTGCGTGTTGTGCGGTTCAACCCTTCACTTGAAGGACTAGCCAAAAGCAAAACCGTATGGTACGACAACGCCACCTACCGATTCTCTCGTGGTGACGGCTTGTTTACCACCAAAGATATTGCACACATCAATACCCAAATAGACGATATTATTCGTGAGGGTATTGGGTTGCGAGCAGTAATGAACGGGCTAGCCAAAAACACAGCAGTTGTAGCCGAGATCAAGATGTATTTCAACAGCATTATCCGTAGCGGACGCGAACTAGGCGATACCAATGAACTGCTAACATTCCTGTCTGCTAAAGTGGATGCCAAGCGTAAAGAACGAAAAACCAAAGTTCCTGCCAAAACACCAACCCCAACACTGGATTATGTGCGTAACAACCGCAACCAAATCAATCGGCTGTTCACGCTACATAATCGTGTAGCACAGATCAAGAAGTATGTGCTAGGCAAATTGGGAACCCTGTCCACAGAGTTTGGAACATTTGTGCAGAAGGGTGACAAGTATGTGGCAACAGTTCCCGAAGGGTTTGTTGCAATAGATCGTTTGAGTAACGATGCGGTGAAATTAGTTGATCGCATTGAGTTTTCAAAGGCTAACTTCACGATTTCCAAATCGTGGAAACAGTAAAGAGTTGGTGCACCGCAAGTGCATTACGGGAGGTGATCTAAAGTGGCTAAATCTATAAAGGATACACGACGAAGCAAAACTATTGTAGTTGCTTTCGGTCGTTTTCAGCCACCAACTTCGGGACACCAACTCCTTTTCAACAAGGTGGTAGACACGGCACACAAAATGGGAGCAGATCACGCGATTGGGTTTAGTCGCAGTCACGATCCCAAAAAGAATCCGTTGTCGCCATCTCGTAAATATTTTTGGTTGAAACGCCTATTCCCGGGAGTACATTTTTTAAACTCTGAAAAGATAAAGACCCCATTTGATCTGCTGTACACGCTTGCAGAGATGGGGTACGAGCATGTGGTGTTTGTGGGTGGCGAAGATCGCAGCGAAGACTACGATGACAAAAACATCCGTAAACTAATGAAGCACTCTGATCCTAAACGCCGACTAAAACTAAAGCGTTACGATTTCGTCATGGCAGGCAAGCGTGATCCC